GCCGGCAGGCAGTCCAAGGCCAAACTTGATCGTGACGTCCCGGCCGTGCAGGTGCTGCCAGTCGCGGTTGATGTTGTCGGCCGCGTTCCGCACGTCCGCCTGGATCTGATGCAGGTCATTGCGGATGCTGGCTGACGCCTTCCGGAACGGTGCGCCTAGCGGCCCCGGCAGGTGCCCCATGGTAGTGGTGATGTACAGGACACCGTGCAGGAAATTCATCTTGATGTCGTCCCATACGATCCGAACCTTCTCCTTCCATATGTCAAAGGCCGTGGGGATCGTGCTCGTAAAGAAGCGCTGGATGCGCTGGACGAAATCGTGATAGATCCACTGGTACAGATTCCAGAAGGCTTCCCGCACATTGGGCACGAACTTATGCCCGAAGTAGTTCTGGATCCAGATGCCAGAACGATACAGCGCGTTAAAGGCCTGCCCGATGCTGCGGGCCATATCCCAGGCCACGACGGCGAACGCATGAATGTCCCTCGGACCCTGGGTGCGGAGCCAGTGGATAAAGGCCTGTCCCGACGGAGAGCGTAGCCAGGCGTCCATCTGCGCAAGGAAGTAGGCCACGGCGTTAGCAGCCGCACGGATCAGAGGCTTCAGCGCCGGCATCAGGTCTTTGAGAACCTGGAGGCCTTCACCGAACGCGAGTAGCACAGCCGGGCGGACGGCCTTCGCGACGTCGGCAAACTGGCTCTTGAGGTCGCGCATGGTGAAGACGATCGACTTCTCCTGATCGTCCAGACCCTTCATGGCCTTGTGGCCACCGGAGACCGCTGCGAACAGCTTCTTCAGCTCCGGCAGAGCTACAGCAGCCAGCCCGGCGAAGCCGATGCTGATCGGGATGATGGCTGCGACAACGGGTGCACACGCGGCTGCGATAGCGGCCAGAGCCGCGACAACGACGGCCGTTACCTCAGGTGCGGCGAAGGCCAGGCGTAGCAATCCAGGGGTCATTCCACCAGCGCCAGATATGGCCCAGGTGGCTCGCTTGATAGGATTCAGCCAGGACAGAAAGCCTACTGATACCCGCCTGAATGTGCCACGGCTATTATCATCGATCTTCTTGATTGCCTCGGACGTAGCACCGGCTTCCGCCACGGCCTTGCCGGCACCGTCCACCTTCATGTTAACGCGGACGGTCTGGCCACCCAGAGCACGAAGCCGAGCCTCGAGAGCTCCCAGGTCGACATTCGCCTCGGAGTCGTTGATCCGGACGGTGACCTCAACCAGGTTCGTCATCCGGATACTCCTCTCGTGTACCCAGTGCCTGGATCTGCACCAGGCTGATCAGCTCTGTGTCCTGATCGTACAGTCCGCCCGGCTCCGGTAGGCAGTGGAAGCGCTCGCACATGCCGATGACGAGATTCGCATGGACTAGCTCCGGCGGCTCTGTGATATGGCGCCCAGACCGAGTGACTGCTCCTGGGAAGTCGCGCCATTCTTCGAGCCTCCGAGCAAAGGGGCGGGTACCCCCGAGATTGCCTTCATCCATGCCATGAAAATCTGCATGATAAAGTTCATGTCCTGCGTCTTCAGGCCTTCCAGCGTCGTGGGTACTGGGCTGCCGTCTTCATCCTCGACGTTCCAGCTGACTAGGCACTTCGAGAACTCGCCGAACAGCTTATCTACAACCGCACCATCAGTGCTGTCAGAGTCGAACGTTATAAACAGCTTGAGCAGCTTGCCGTACTGCCCGATCGACATAGACCTGGCGCGTACTTCCAGGCCGTCCAGCTCCTCGGTCTCGAACTGTAGCTTGTAGATCTTCTTCGGTGGCTTGAAACCCATGATGAATTCCCTCAGTTCATCTCGCTGAGATACGGCTGTAGCTCCGCTTCTGCCAGCGGCTCTACCTCGTGCTCGAACATCCGGAACACGAACCTGAAAGTGTGGTACCCACGAAACCGCGTCACTGGAAAGTTGCGGCTGCCTACGCCTTCCAGCCACGGCCCATACACGACAGGCGTGTCCGTTACGACCAGGTCGTTGATCTGCCGTTCTGTGTGGATGCGTGACTCGTAGTGGCCGGTGGGATGCCTCAGCACCGTAGCCAGCCGCCACAGTATGCGGTCCTCAATGTCCTGTGTCAGCTTCCGCCCAAGGCTCTCCCTGTACCGATGCAGAGCGTCCATCGCTCGCCCATCGAACAGCGAACCGCTGACGCTCACGACTCAGGACCAGGTCGGTACGGTACCGTCCGCGAGGACACCCGGCACCTGCCAGGTTAGCTCGCCGGTAGCCGCACGTGTGATCTGGTAGTCTGTGTACAGTACGCTGGCGACCAGGTGCGGCGTACCACCGCCCGATAGCATCGAGATGTCGGACGTGCGGGCAACCGATGTGGACGGTACGGTCTTGAACACGTCGTGGCTCTGGTTGGCGGCCGAGTTGAACACGCCGTTCAGCGTGTTGCTGTAGTCCGCGAGGAGTAGGAGGCGCTCGTTCGCCGACTTGTCGACGCCTGTGACGTCCTGCGCGTTGCGAGGCGTGCTGAACGTCCAGTTGTTGATGTCGTTGCTGATGGTCCGGGCTACCGCAGCCGCATCGTTGATGATGATGACTTCCCCGAGACCGCTGGACTTGGCCATGGGCTATCCTCTCTGTACCGTTTCGGCCAGCCTGATCTGATGGTTTGCGAAATCGTCCAGCCAGTCAGCTGAACGGTGGAAGCGCGCATTCTCGCCTCGTGGGTTACCGCGCCAGTCCCCACCCGTGCACACATACAGAGACGGACGTCCGACAGGCACGCGGTGATCGCCGAACTTGAAGCACTGGTTCCCGGGCAGGTACGTGAAGCGCGTCATCGTCAGGCTCAGCCGCTCCTCGGTACAGCGCCGAGACGTGTCGTGCGTGACGTAGTGATACTGCCGCTGGCCTAGCTCGGTGCTGAGGTCGATGATCAGCTCAAAGCCAAACAGGTACTCGTCACACTCGTATTCCTCACATGTGGCCGGGCGCCAGTGCGTGGCTAGCGGTGAACGAATGCTGTAGCTCTTGTAGTACTGTGGCGCCATGAGCGGCGGAAGACGAAACATCAGAATGTGATCCCTGCGATCTCGTTCTTATGCAGCATCACCGCGAACTGGGCATTGGTGAAGGTGCCTGTAGTAGCCACCGCGACGTAGCGCCGAATGGTCGCCGTGTTGGCTATCGCAATGCGGAAGGATTCCGGCGTTCCGGCCGGGGTCGCAGCCGCGAATGCCATGCCGGCCACAGCCGCGAACGTGATGTTGTCAGCGCTGTCCCATATCGCCACCGTGACCGACGTGCCCGTGACGCTGAACACCTGGAGATACGCCTGGCCACCGAACGCGGCCGACGCACCCGTGTCAAATGAGTTGCTCGGTCCGGCTGCGGTGGCTGTCGTGTCGGTGCGAATGCCCGGAGTCAGCTCGATGCCCCACTCCAGTCCGAAGCCATTCGCAGTCATGTCAACCTTGAGCGTCAGACTACCATCAGTGCCGCGCGTCGGGTCGTAGTTCATCTGCTTAGCGTTGAGACTCGCGGCCGGATTCCCGATAGCCGCACCGTGGAAGTAGGTACACACCTCGTCCGGAATGTCCAGCGGTGACAGCGCATTGTGCTCGGTGAATGGCGGAGGGATGGCGACGTAGTTGAAGAAGGTTGTAAAGCTGAGCGTACCGTCTCGCAGGCCGCCAATACGCGAGTTGGCGAACTGATTGAGAGCCGTGGTGTCTAGCGGAGCCGGACCACCACTCATCTGGTCTAGCGATGCCACATCACCGCTGAGATCGTATCCGTCCACATAGAAGCGGTCCCCGAGGCCGCTACCCTTAGCCATGTCATCTCCCTATCCTGCTGCCTCAATGGCAATTTCCTGTAGCGTTGAGACGTTGGGTCCGGTCGAATCAAACGACCCGACCTTAGGACCCCAGAACGTTAGCCACGCGATCATGTTGTTGTTCTGGGCTAGCGAGAACGCCTGCCGGAACCACTTGTTCTGCTGGTTCGGAGGCCGCGAGGCGTTAGTCTCGGTGATGGCTAGCGGCGCAGCCGGGTAGACGCTCCGTATATCCACGATCGAGGAAAAGAAGTGATCTGTCGGCGTAGACGTGTCGCTCCGGCCGTAACCATCCAGCCCATACAGATCCAGACCAGGACATGTCCATGGCACCTTGCTCCCACTCGTCTGGTATGTCCCGAGAATCTGTCCTATATTCAGACCCGGATTAGCCTGCTGGGCTAGGTTCTTCAGGTAGGCCTGCATAGACACGAATGTCTGGGCTGTTCCGCCGAATACCTGCTGGAAGTTGCTGCTGAGAAGATTCGCCTCGTGCCAGGCCACAAGGTAGGCAGAGCCGTCCGTAGGAGCACCGCTCATGAACTGTGCCAGGGGAGCGTCCAGGGCTCCGGACAGTAGACTGTTCGGATCCGGATGGAAGCTCAGGATAAGCGTCCGGAAGCCAGCGGGCAGATTCTTGCCAGGCCAGCTAAACGGGACACCCTTATCGATCGGCAGATACGCACGACATGTGCCGGTCTGCGGAATCACCGATAGCATAGCCTCAAACGATTCCTCGTTAACGCCGTATAGCATATCTGTCCTCCGAACTCTGGCCTGAGCCGGCACAGCCACTAGTCCGGCTGCGGCGAGCGCCGCGCCAGACCCGAGCAGCGTCCTCCGGCTGATTTCGCTCATCACGCCACCTGCACAAACATGTCATTGACGATGACGGGTATGGTGATTGTCATGACACGATACATGCGCCTGTCGATCTCTACGTAACCCGCCTGGGCCGATAGCGGTGTACCGGTAGACCCGAGCAGGTCTAGGTTGCGGACATTAGCGTCTCCGCCGAAATTGAAGTCTCCTGTGAGAGCCATCATGATGGATGCGGTCGCTGCCGTAATGTTCGGATCAATCATGTCGAACGGCTGCTGCACGAAGCTCGTGTAAATACGAGCCTCGAGAATCAGCACACCAGAGGTAGCCGCGAGGCCAGATCTGACAGGCCGGATCACCTGTACCCACACGGCGCAGGTGATGCCGTTACCCGGTGCGGACTTAGGCTCGTGCTGGTTCACCGCGTCGAACAATCCGGTGGCTAGCGCATAGCTAACCACCTTGTCGAATATCGTAAGGACAGCGTGCTCGTTGAACTGTCCCGTCTGTACTGTCACGACATGCCCTGCTGTCCGAGGATGATGCCACCTTCCATGGCGCGCTGCTGCGGCGTCTTCTCAGCCGTCTGGATATGCTCTAGGCAGGTGGGCACGGCGACGCAGGCCATCACCATATTCATGCCTGCGGCCTGCGTCACCCACATGGGTGCTAGCGTGATCGCGTCGCGGATCTCGTGCGCGGCGTCCGATTTGTCGACCTGCGCCTCTCCGATGCACTGAAGGCACTTGAGCTGCGGCATACCGGTCATGACGTGCTCCACCTTGAAGTTCTGCCTGTCCATTTCTGCCATTGTGTTCCCTCCTACACGACTCGTAGCCTGGCGTTGCGGCCGTAAGCTGTAGACACCCGCGAGCACAGGTAGCTCAATCCGTCACCTGGGCTAGGCTCCTGCTGCTGTCCGCCCGTGCGGCCGCCAGGCGACCCAGCTGAGTAGGCCGACGGCTCCTGCGTCAGGCCGACGACCGAATCCGCCACGGACAGCGCCCGCACCAGCCCAGGCACCACGCACTTAGACACCGCTGTGCTGTTCGCGTGGGTTGCGGCTGTGCTGCCGGTAGCGCCACGAACCACGCTCAGCTTCCGCAACGCCCACAGCGTGCCCGAGGTATGCGCGGCTAGAGCGGTGCCGTCCCAGGCGCGCTTAACGATCATCAGCGTCGAGCTGAGCACGTCTACGATGAGCAGCCGCTCGCTGTCGGCCCGCAGCACCTCACCCACGGTGAACTGGGTCGTGTCGGGTACGGCGACCTCGTTGTCAGCTGCGCTCGCGGTGGCCAGCCCAGAGAACGCGATCGTCGTATCAGCGGCTTGCTTGTCCTGGATTAGCATGCGCTCGGTATCCACCACGAGCAGGTCGCCGATGCCCGTATACGCGCCGTTGCTGACGCTCACCGTGGTGCCTGTGGTGTCTGTGAGCGCTGCCGTCAGCTGCGCTGCGGCGGATTGCGTCTTATACCAGTAGCCGTAGGTGCCGGTGAGAGCTATGTCGTGCTGCGGCGTGCTGCTGTTGCCAAAGGAATACGACTGCGAGCGGTCCAGCTCGATGTAGGTGAACGGCGGACCCTCGTTTACCGGCTCGCAGAAGTAGGCCGTGCTCGGAATGGTGATGGCGCCGGTCTTGAAGAGGGTAGCTGGCGACACAGCCAGCTCATCGGCGTTCAGCCACAGCCGCCACGGATAGGCCGCGCTGTAGTTCGGATAGTCAAAGTAACAGGTCTTGTCCTCCGGAAAGAACTGGCGGTTGCACAGATCATCAATGCCCTCCGCTGACTGGACGATCTGCCGATCGATCTGGTCACCGTTGCGTGCGGCGTGCTTCACGTCCAGCGCTCGCATGACGTCATCACGAGAGCAGTAGCAGGGACGCCATATTAGCTGTGTCATATCTCCTCACAAGGCAAGTGGCTCGACCTCCCAGTAGTCAGCTCCGGGTGCCTGTACGTTGCCGGTGCCGATCCACTCGGTCGTGTACAGGAGATTGCCGGGCCCAGCCCAGCCTGTCGTGTCAACGTTAGAGTGATACGCCCCGGTGCCATCCCGGACGATGCGCGCATCCGGATAGACGATCGTCGTTATGGCACCCGATCCCGGGCGAAACTTGAAGGTGATGGTGGTCGGGTCGGCCGGGCTGCCCGCCGCATTGACGAACGCAGCCAGG